CTCGTGACCGAGGTCACGCAGCGCCTGCACGTGCATCTCGATGACCGGCTGGTAGCCCTGCTTCGTGCCGCTGCCGCACTGCTGCTGGCTGACACCGGTTACCAGGATGCGGCTCATGTCAGAACGGCAGCTCGGGCGCGGCCGGGGCCGGGCTCACCGGGGGCGCCGCGACGGGCGGGGCGACCGGCATCGGCGTCGGTCCCACGCCCACCGGCGGCGCGGCCGGCGTGCCCGGGGACGGCGGCGTGGTCGGCATCGGCGTGGGTGCCGGCGGGGCGGTGGTCGCGGTGCCGGGGGTCGGCGGCAGCACGGCCTGGACCTCGTTCCGGTCGGTGCCCTGGTACTCGCGGGTGCCGACCTTGACGCGGCAGGCGCGGCCGACGAGCGCCGCGGCGACCTGCTGCAACGGCGGGTTCGCGGCGAAGAACGCCTCGTCGAGGCCCAGCGCGGCCATGTGCCGGAAGAAGAACGCGAGCGCGTTCGCGCTGTCCGGCGAGATGACGAACTGGTTGAAGATACCGCGACCCTCGTGCGGACCGTTGGTCACCTTGAACTTGACCTTGATCATGTCCTTGTCGGTGGACGTCTTGGTCGCCTCCGCCTCGTCGACGAACACGTCGTAGACGTCATTGGGGAGGGGCGTGAAGGCGGCGTCGCCCGCGGCCTTCTGCAGGTCCTGCCAGTTGATTCCCGGCACGTTCGTTTCTCCTCTAGTCGGTCAGGTTGACGGCCAGGTTGGCCGCGGAGGACGTGGTGGGCAGCTGGTTCTCGCCGCGGATTCGGGCGAGGATCTGGCTGATGTTGGGGTTGTCGACATACGAGCTGAGCAGGTGCTCCGGCAGGCGGTGCCCGGTCTCGAAGCCGGGGAAGTTGCCGCAGAACAGTCGTCGGGTCTGCGTGCCGTCGTCGCCGGTGATGACGTCGAGGTAGCAGCACGCGTCGACGTAGTACGGCAGGGTGGTCGCGAGCGAGCCCTGGATGTGCGGGCCCCACGCGCCGTCGTTGCGTTGCTTGGCCATGGCGATGAGCAACACCGCGTCGAGCGGCTTGAGCGGGTTGGTCACGAGGTCCCGGAACTTGCGAACCAGGTCACTGACGACCCGCAGCAGCTGGCCCCAGTCCTGCACCTTCATGGCGCTGGAGCCAACCATGTCGTCGATGGCGCGTTGCTGCACCTCCGAGATGGAGTCGATGACGACGCTCCGGAAGGGGTGCTTGCCGCTGTTGAGCCACTTGTAGGCGTCGAGCACATCCCGGTACTCGCGGACCGGCACGAGCGCCGTGTCCCACGTGCCGTCGGGCTCGGGTGGGGCCTGCGCCTTGGGGTCCCAGATGACCTTCTGGCTGGGAGTCCACCGGCTGCCGGCCTCGGCGTCGAGGACAACGCGGGGCGCGGGTGTCGTGTCACCGAGCCACGACTTTCCCTTCTTGGACGCCCCGAAAACGATGCAGTTAAAGCCGTAGTGGTTGTCGCCCACTATTCCTCGTCCTCCCATTCCTGACCCTCTTCCGGAGCCTTTCCGAGGGCCGCTACCAGGTGTTGGATCGTATCACGCTCATAGTATTGGTAGGGATCCCCTCGCGTGAAGTTTGCCTCGAGAGCCGCCTCCCACCGGCTGCCGTCATCCATGAGGGGGCAGACCCGGTTGAACGGGCAGCCCCAGTCGCAGTAATCCGACGGGTTGGGGTAGGTGACGAGACGGTGGTCCTGCCGCGCGTCGAGCATGCGGTGCGTGGCCACGATCTCGGCAACGACCGCGGTGACCCGCAGGAACGTCGAGTTGAGGTCGTGCTTGTTGTAGCTGATCGCGACCTGCTCGTAGAACGGCGGCTTGGCGCGGAGCGTGCGCTTGGACCGCTTGAGCATGGTGTACAGGGCGCCGTCGACGCGGTGCTCCGGGTAGAGCAGCGAGAGAAGCAGGGCGTAGAACCGCATCTGCTGGTCGAGCACGAGCTGGTCGGCCTTGCTCAGGGTGCCGACGGTCTTGAAGTCCCGCACCAGGAGCGCGCCGTCGGACCGGCGGCGTACGAGCTGGTCGAGCTTGGCGCGCACGATCGCGGCGCCCTGGTTGGTGCGCAGCTCGAGCTTGAGCTCGCGCTCGACGGCGACCGCCTCGAGGTCGACGTCGACGCCCTCCTCCTCGAGCCACTGGACGTAGCCCTCCACCATGGCCTTGGCCCAGTCCAGCTCCTTCCCGAGGTCGACGGCGAAGTCGGGGCGTCTCAGGGCCTCCAGCTCGTAGGCCCACGTGAGCGCCTCGATTGGATCGATGCCGTGGCCGTACCACGCCTCGAGCGCGAGGTGCACCCGCGTGCCGAGCTGCGCGACGCCGACGGGGCTCGTGCTCTCGAGACGGGGCTGCCACCGGTAGTGGTAGGTGAGCGCCCACTGCCGCCGGCAGCGCTGAAAGGAGCGCATCTCGCTGTTGCTGATCTCGTACACTAGCTGCCTCCCAGCAGTCGGCGCAGGGCGTCGCGGTCCCGCAGGACGTCCTCGATCCTCGCACCCTTCGCCTCGAGCGTGTCCCGTCGACGCTCCTCCACGGTGTCCGGCGTGATCTGCTCGATGATGGTAATCGCCTCGTGGATCTCGGAGCCGATGCGGTGGATGCGGTCCTCGCCCTGCGTGTTCCGCAGGGGGCTGAAGGACCGCTGCATGAACAGCATGGTGTCGGCCCGGGTGAGGGTGAGGCCCTCCGCGCCGGCACCGAGCGTGAGCAGGATCGCTCGCAGCCGGCCCTCCTGGAAGCGCCGCACGTTGTCGGCGCGCTCGAACGGGGACAGCGCGCCGGTGACGAGGCCGTGGCTGATCCCCTCCTTGGTGAGCCGGGCCGCGGCGAGCTCGATGAGCTGCCGCGACTCGGCGGCGACCACGAGCGGCTTGGGGTTGAGCTCCCCGAGAAGGTCGACGAGGTCGTCGACCTTGCTGGACGAGCCGGTGAGCCTGACGTTGCCGTGCTCGTCGACCTCCGCGGCGGCGCACGCGAACTGCAACAGGCGCGTGAACTGCTCGATCTCGGTCTTCGCCGCGATGATCTCGTTGAGCTCCGCGAGCATCGTGGCCTCCATCTGCCGGTAGGCCTTGGCCTGCTTGGCGTTCATGGGGGTCTCGCGGTAGACGGTGGGCAGCTTGGGCGGCAGCTGCGGCAGCGCGACGGCCTTGAGGACGCGCCGGTAGAGGGGGCTGGTCACGGACCGGAACTCGGGCTCCGTGGCCGGGTTCAAGCCGATGACCTCGGCGCCGCCCCAGAGGCCGTAGGAGGTCTCGGCGTAGCGGTCGAGGTACCGCGTCCGGGACGGGAACCAGTCGGGCAGGATCGCGTGCAGGAGGCCCCAGAGGTCACCGACGGTGTCGTTGACGGGGGTGCCGGTGAGCACGTAACGGTACTCGGCCTGGTGCGCCACGGCGAACGCAGCGAGGGTCTGCTGCGAGGAGGGCACGACGTGCGTGGTGCCGTCCTCGTTACGGACCTTCTTGCCGCCGACGTGGCAGAGCCGGTGCGCCTCGTCGAAGATGACGGTACGGTGACCGAGCTCGTTGAGCTCCTTGGGGGTTTTCTGCGCGTCGGTGAGCCGGACGGGACCGTAGGGCGCGAGCCGGGAGTGCGTCTTGAGCAGATCGTAGTTGATGACGTACACGTCCGCGGGTGTCGCGAGCTGCTCGCGGCGCTTGGCCATGGAGCCGTGCACGACGACGACCGCGAGCTCGGGCGCCCAGGTCGCGAGCTCGCGCGCCCACACCGTGTTCTTGAGGCTGTTGGGGCAGACGACGAGCGCGGGGAACGGCTCGTGGCCGAGCGCCTTGAGAACCTGCAGCGTGCGGATCAGCTGCACGGTCTTGCCGGTCCCCATCTCGTCGTAGAGGCCCGCGCGCTGCGCCAGGAAGAGGTATGCCACGCCGGCCCGTTGGAAGGGCTTGAGGGTCAGCTCACGCCCCGCCTCGATCCGGTTGAGCGCGAGGTTGACCGCGGCGTGCACGGCACCGTCCGTGGAGCTCAGCGCCATCGCCTCACGAACGGTCTCGATGGGTTGCAGGAAATCGCGACGGAACTCCCAGGCCCACGCGATGAGGGACTCGTCGAGCTCGAGATCGTCGCGGAAGACGCCGCGGAGCTGCAGGCACGCGGCCCACGTGAGCGGCAGCCGCCACGTGTTGCTGGCCTTGTGCCAGGTGCAGCCGGGGATCGTGGCGAGGCGCTCCTTGTCGGAGAGCCGGGCGGTGACGACGATCCGCCGCAGCTCGCCGTCGATCCTAGCCGTCGCCACGGTCACCGCCCTCGAGAAGCCGCCGGAGCTGGTCCTGCGGCAGCAGGTTCTCGCGGATCAGGTGGGCGAGGAGGTGCGCGGCGGCGGCGTTGGCGTCCTTGGCTCCCGGCCTGTGCCAGCCGAGCGTCTGTAGCTTGGCGCCCTCGCGACCGAGGTTCCGGGCGGAGCTGGGCATGGGCTGCAGCACGATGCAACCGGTGTGGTACGCGAGCCACTCGAGGAAGCCGATGACCTTGAGAGCGCTGCCGTCGTGCTTGACGCGGCTGCCGGTGACGAGGTAGTTCTCCCAGCCGAGCTGCAGCAGGGGCGC